ACCTCCCGTAAATGAGCCTATTCAAGATCCCACTCCTCTCCCACCAGAACCAGAAGAAGAGCCAGAACCAGACCCGCCGTGGGAACCCCCCACAATACAGCCATCGCCACCCCCAGTGCTAATTCTGCCATCACCAATTGGAGAAAACCTACAGATACCAGTGACAACAGACATAGAGGAATTAGAAGAAGAGCCATTTGAAGATGATACCATGTGGGACTTCGACGATGTAGAATGGGAAGAATTCGAGTTAGATGAGTTACCAGAAATTGAGTTTATTCCAGAAGAATTTGAGGAAGAAGAGGAAGAAGAAACAACTTTCCTTGATGATGGAGAACAAGAACAGCCAGATGAAGTACAATCAGATGTGGAACTAGACTTTGTTCTTGAAGAGTTTGAGGACATTGAAGAGATAGACTTTGAGGAGTTAGACGCTGATGAGCTTGACGACGAAATTCTTACTGAAATATTACAAGATGAAGAGACAGTTGAAGTCTTTCTGGAAGAAGTCTTAGAGGACAACCCGGACTTCTTTGAAGAAGCCACAGATGAACAGATAACTGTTATCTTTGAAGCAGCGCCAGAGATATTTAACGAAGCATCTGACGAGGTTAAAGAAGAACTCGAAGAAGAAATAAACGTGTTTGCTGGTGGCTTTGAAGAGTATGTGCCAGAGGATTCAAACATTAGCGTCGATGACAGACGTTCTATCATTGCTGTCACAACTGCGACTACAATAGTTGCTGGAGCTGCAATCGCAAGACCAACACCTCCACCAACACCAAGACCTACAACTCCAACCCCTCCAAGACCTAGCAGTCCACAATCTGTTTCTCCCAGTGGTCCCGAAACCCCAAGGAGAAAAACTAGAGATGATAAAGCGTAAAGTTAAACGACTAACTCACGAAGTGTTTATCCTTAGCCTTACTGCTGGGTCAACCGGAATCGTGCTTATCACGTTGTCAGGTGAAACCAGAGAGTACGGTATTTGGATTACCGCAGCTAGCTTTGTATGCCACATGGTAGGTGTGTGGATTGACTGGAAAGATGATTAAAGTTTGGATAGATCAAGACCTGTGTACAGGCGATGGTCTATGCGCTGAAATCGAACCAACTATTTTTGAAATGCACGACGATGGTTTAGCTTACGTTAAAGAAGCATCTTGGTCGAACATTCTTAATGGAGGTTTTGAACCTGTTTTGCAGATGGCTGATGGTACAGCAACAGTACCTGAGAATCTACTAGCTAACGTTATAGATGCGGCAGAGGAATGTCCGGGAGAATGTATTTTTATAGAGGTTGAGTCGTGACATTGGAAGCATTATTTTTAGTTATTCTTACAGCGTGCCTTGTTCCGTGGATGGCTTGGATTTCTACTGTTTTGATTAAGATTGAGATACGTTTAGCTAAGGGTGATGAAGCGTTAGAAACTGCTGAGGAGCGGTTAGCTGACCATGAGCAAAGATTACGAGCGTTAGAACAACGCTGTTAGCTACACACCCAGTGTTGCCAACCTCCGCCTGTAGCCCTGTAAATTAGCCAAGCGCTAACCCTGATATTAGCCTCACCTGAAAAAACGTCTGCTACATAACCTAAAGCAGTACGACTTCTAGCATCCCAATACGTTGTCAAGTGTTGCATCAAGCCACTAGCTGTACTAACACTAGACCTCGCTGTAGGATCGCCACCAGATTCACAATCTATAATTTTCAAGAACCTAGCGGTATCGCTAACAGGCCCACCGTTCGCTAGTATTGCGTCTTGCACAATTGGCCTCCACCGTTCGACCTCCGGCTTAAAGGTAGCGTTAGGAGAAACAGTTGAGTACAAACGCACCGAAATGTTCCGTTCCATAGCCCACTGACGATGATGCTTATGCGTATTTGCACCATAAATCCCATCCGTGTTCACGTTCATCCAGTACTGCAACAACCACACTCTCTCGCTGTCCTCTAACCAGTCATACTCAATAGATATAATATGATTCTCTATTTTGCCCCAAGGTATGTAAGCTAGAGCTGTAGCTGACAGTGCGTTGATAGCGAACGTAAATAAAATCGTGCTATAAATAAAGATCTTTCTCATTGTGGTGTCTCCAAATTGTTAACAGTTCTGCGGCAAATGCCGCATCTAAAACAGCTACTTTACCAACTGTCTTTCCTATTTGCGACCTCCTGTCCCCGTGGATAGCAAAAATTACCCACTGATTATTGTGAGCAACTTTCCGTATCCTGCTAATCCACGGGAACAGTGTCCAACGCTTGCGATATTTCACTTCAATAGGAATATCTAAGTCCCCCAACCAGATATCGTGAGACTCGCTACTAGCGCTGGTTCTGTGAGCATCGTTATGCCCCCATTCCATAAGTAAGGCCACTATTTCATTTTCACCTGCAGTTCCTTTTTGTTTTGCTTTAGACAAAATCAAACACTCCTTGTATTTCTGCCCGTTTTTTTTCGACGGTTACGATTGTATCGTTCCTAACTCCTCCATGGGGTACTAAAAGAATTTCTAACATATCAAAACCTAAAGTCTTGCCTATGCCCATGGAGTTCCAACCACAACGCACTACGATGGCGTTAGGTTTGCATATCCTTGCGATTTGTTTTTTGATCTCTGACCAAGGGTTTTGTGTGTCTTCTTGAGTGACTACACGCCCTATCCCGTCGTAGCATTCTTTGATCTGTCTAGAGCTGTACGGTGGATCAAATAGAACTCCGTCAACTGACTCATCTTCAAACAATGAAAGAAAATGATTAGAGTCGTGATGAAAGTCTGCTTCAAACTCTGGGTTGATGTCGTTTGTGAACTTCATTAAATGCTTAAAACAACTGTTACGGACATAAGGATCAACCCAAACTCCCTTGGTTATCACCCTGCGAAGGAGGGAGTTAATGGGTTGAATCCTAAATGTTTCAGAGTTAGGCATAGCCCATTCTCTATGAAACTGTATTTCTGTCACAAAAGTTCTTTAATGTCTTCTGCAATCGGCCCGTAATGCTGTTCTGCGTAAGCGTCTAAAGCATCCCGTATCATACCTGATCTAGTTTGACCGTTATGTATCGCTAACTGGTCTACCTTAACTAACAAAGAGTGAGGTATCCGCATAGCAATTAACTGGTCGTTTTTGTCTTTAAGTGGTGTTTCCATTAATATTTCTCCTGATGTTTTTGCCCGCATGTAGGGCATTTATTATTGTTATTCTCTATTACTTTTGAGCCTATGACCCAACCGCAACTACAGCTTATGTAGTACGGTGATTTGGTTCTGAGTTTAGATTTCTTCTGACCGAAATCATCCCACACTAAAACCAGTCCTCATCTTTATCTATTGGCTTACCATCAACTATTGCAGTTTTCCCCTGCCAATCATCTTGCTTAGGCGCTCTAACAATCTGAAATAAATCCCAAACGTTACAGTCCCAACCAGTTACAGTTTGCCCGTCTTTGTTCTTGTATTGACGGCTGGTAAATTTGCCTCTAACAGCTATCCTGCTACCTTTATCTGTGGCTTTAGCTATAGCTTCTGCTAACGCTGTTGACCCATCTCTGGAGTCTTCCCAAATGCTTAACGTTACCCATGTGGTTTCTTCTTCACCTGTTTTCACAGCTAACGCATTCTCATAAACTGCTTTGCCTGTGCCAGTGACTTTAGGTAGCCACTCTCTGCCTAGGTTTCCCATTTGGAAACCGATTCCTTCATTAAGCATTTTGTTGCTCCTTCATTTCTTGTTGCCATTCTACAAATGTATTGTTGCAATAACTAGTAAGCATCCCTATCCAATCTTGCACGATATCTAATTTTAAGAGGTTGTTGCATTCTTCTAATTCGTCAGTAGCAATAAAATTACCTTCACCCACCTGAATGTCTGCTTCAAACATCGCCCCTGTATCTAACAACCATTCATCTGCATATTCCTGATCTTCTTTACCCAACATTATTGTTCTCCTTTTTAATTAATTGTTGATGTAATACATAATACTCATCTGATGTCCAAAGTGACAACCCCAAACTTAAGCGCATGGCTATTCTTTTTATACCATCGCTGACTGAACTTTTGGCGTTCTGACCTGAGTGCTTACTAGGTCTTTCCACCTCGCCAATCTCTTGAATCGTGACTTGCATGCCATCTATGGTAAAAGTGCATTCAAGGATGCAACCCTCAACAATGCCCTCTGGACTTCTGATAAGTTCTACTATTCGCATGTCAAACGGACCTAAATGCAACAACAAAAATTGTGTTATATCTCCGTGGCTGACATACCTGTCACCCCTACCTGTCGGCTTTACTTTAACGAAAGTTTCGGGTATTGGTTTTGATAATTTAATTAATTGTTCACTCAATTTCTTGCTCCTCACCTGCTAATAAATTTGCGTGATACCGTGCAACATCAAGCGTTACCTCATCACCGCTAAGGACCGAACACAAATCGTTGTGCCTGCAATACCTACATTGCCATGCACCGCCCTTAGACGGTACACCATACGGGCTAGGTTTCTCTTGATGTATAAGCTCTCCGTCATCGTTAGGTATAAACGCTACGGGTAAAGCTCCCTGAGCAATGTCCTCCTGTACACTCTTGAACCAACCTAACTCTAACTCTGCTATCTGGCGTGGTGTCATACCCCACTCTGAGATTTCTTCGTCCATGTGTATGACCCATTCTAAAGTTTCGCCTACTTTTATTTTGTCACGCCAACTATCTTGTTTCGCAACGTACACAATCCATAACTCATCTACTTCGCAAGCCATTGCATACAAAGCGGATTGTGCAACGTGAGCCATTTTAGGCAGACCATCTCTAGCCAATCTGAACCCAAAACTAGAGACTGTTTTCAGTTCTAAAAGTCTTTGTGTTTCATCGTCAACCCACACCAAACCGTCACAAGACCCTGACAAAGAAACGTTAGTTAACGGAGTTAGATCTAACGCTAGTTCATACTGACCGCTGTACGCCTTCTGGCACGCTTTTTGTATGCCCTCATGGATTGCGTTACCTATCTCAAACGCTATGAGCGTTGATTTGTCTATAGGGTTTGTCTCTTGATATTTCAAGGCTTCAAACGCTCGTTGCCTCAAGCACGACCCTACGCTACTTATTCTGAGAAGCGTATCCTTGGCTGTGGGCTTAGGTTGCCTACTGTCCTCCAAATGCTTTCCGTAAACTTCTGATATTTCTTGTGTGTAATTCACAGTAAACCCTCCTCAAGATATTGTCTGTGTTCTTTTTCGTGATGTAGCTGGTTGTATCCTTGACACAATTCCACATCGGATTCTTCATCTTCTAATAAACGGTAATACGCTTGTTTAGGTCTGTCGCTTATCTTCATCATCTTGGACTCAACGGGATACCCGTTTTCTCGTAGTTCTCTAGCCCTCCTAGCGCCATCTCCGCCACCTACGACAAGTGATAACTCATCCCTGCTAACCCAACCTTCCCATATTGGGTTGTCGTCGTTTGCTTGCCGTCTATGTGATTTAGTTAATGCAATATGTAACGCCCATTGCAAATGATCTAAAACTTTGTTAGCTAGCCTAGAGGTATCGCCCATTTCCCTAGCGCACTGATGCGCTATTTCGCTGTGGTTGTTACCTGCTAACGCTTTGGTGTTTTTTAACTCTGGTAGCTCGTTGTGTATTATGTCTACCATTATTTGTTGTGATGCAACGATACTGTTAGCCATTGCATATATCCCTTTCAAATGTGGGTCATCTGTTTCAAATGGTTTTATTTCACTCATTACAATCCCCTTGTATCTGTGTTGATGTCATTTAATTTAGTGGTAACTACTATGTTTCTCGCTGTTAAATCAACCCCAAACCTATGTGAACAATCAATCGCTTCTAAGGCATCGCTGATTATCGTGCCTACTTGTGGCGATTTGCCATCTTCACGGTGCATGTACTCATGGTCTATGTAGTCTTGATCTAATCTGAGAGTAACTTCAAATTGTATATCCATTATTTTTTCCTTTGTTGACTGCGTATCTTCTGATACTTTTTAAGAGTCCGTAAATCCCTACGGTAGTTCTTGTTATACCAAGTGTAGCATCTGTGTGTGACAAAACCAAACGCAAATGCTATCGCTGTGGTAACTACTGGGATTAAACTCATGTGATAATGTTATACCCGCCGTATCACAATGTCAAGTCAATTCAATAAATTTTATTTATCATACGAAACCGTTGACGCTCTTTCGGAGTAAGCCCACCCCGAATACCCCATATCTGATCTATCGGTTCCTCAACGAAACTAGCCTGCAAGCACTCATGGACAACATCGCAATTCTGGCATACGTTCCTTGCCCTGTTAACACTGTCGCCATAAAACAAATCATGACCAACCCCACGACAATTTGCCCTTTCTAACCACGACATAAGAAAACAATACACTAGATTTGCTTTTGTCCTATGGACCCTGTACTCTTAATGGTGAGGTTTCCTCCTCCGAATTTGTTGACACAAGCCCCCCCGTTTCCTATCGG